TGCGATGTTCTGTTGGTCTGTGAATAATGTCAACCATAACATGTATGCAACAGTAGTGGTAGTATTGTGTGTTGGTATTAATGTATTACCAGCCAAAAATAAATGATCATCATTATTAACTTGTAAACATCTAACTGGAACACTTTCTATTTTTTCTATATTATCAAAATATAATCTAGTGTTTTTTGGATGTCCTTTATATTTTTGTAAAATCTTTTTTCTTGGTAATTTGAAAACAGAAATGTTTGTAGTAAAATTTACGCAGTAGTATTTTCTGTCATTAATTATTTTAAATAATTTTGTTGATTTTATGCCCAATGATGATAATAGGTATCTAAAATCATCTATAAGTTTTTCATTCTTTTGGTAAAATTCACAACCACCATTTTGTTTTCTGACTGATCCATCAGTATCCATTAAACCACGAAGTAATTCTATTCTTTGTTCTATCGAAGATAATAGATATTCTTTTGGTATATGTTTATTGTATAATAAGTTATTTTTATTAAGGTTTGAATATAAATTGGTAATACAATTTAATGTTACATTATTATTTCTTTTATCGGTGTATGTACTTTTTATATTAAAAATAGATTTATAAAAATCTAAATCTTCTTTATGACAAGTTATTCTTCCATCGGAAGAATTCCCATCTCCCAACCAAATACCCAATAGATATGGATCTATTGGTAAATTTTTATTAGAGAATTCTATCGGTTTTGTGAAATTTACATAAGGTCTGTTACTGTGATTTAAAAAAGGAATTAACTCTTTTGTAGTTATTGTTCTTTCTTTATTCCAATTTTGTGAATTCACAGTCCACAAATGTTCTTCATCAGCAATTATAGTATCATTATTGGAAAATGTGACCAAATAACAAGGTCTATTTTCCATAATATCTGTAATGAATGTTACGGTTGTTTCTTTTCCGTCAGGTCCATATATAATTTCACCAATTTCAATATCTTTTAATTTCTTGAAACCATCTATTGTTAATATTGGTGTTTCTATATCAAGGGCCTTACCAACCTGACGAGGACATTTAGTGATAACAAAACGATTGTCCTTAAAGATACGAATCATATCTGTCTGGAATTCCCCCATTCTAAACTTCACTAGACCTTCATCCACGTTGATGATGTGAATGTAGTTCATTGCAAAATAAACAGGATCACGAGCACATTTAGCATACTCTTCTAATTGGTTCTGAGTGTATGAAGATTTTGCTCCTGCTTTTTTAAGGAGGGGATTATCTCTATATGAATCTTCAGATCTTAACGCCATCTGTTTCGCCTTTTAATAACTTATTCAATTCTGCTGGTGTTCCAACAAATACCGCTTTATCAATATTAGTAACACCACCCTTCTTTTCGTTTGGGTCCATGTTACGCATTTGCTTTTGAACTGCTAGTAGTTCTTTATTGGCATCTACTACATTCTTTAATAAAGAACCATACACTTCAAAAGCACGTGGATGTTGGCCTTCCTTGGCAATTTGCAGGATTTCCTCCATGGCCTCCTTTCCTTGATCTATAATGTCTTGAAGATTATCTCTTGTTTGTTCATAGGCATCATTTAGATCCTGAGTCAAGTCGGGACCAGATACAGGGGGTAATGTTTTTTGTACTACTGGTAGATCTTTTGGAGTTTCAACGAATGGTGCCACATCAAAGATTTCTTCCATACTTTTATCAAATTTTGACATACTATTTCCTTATTATAAAATCCTCTATAATGATCCAAACGGATTAGATGTTGAATTGTCTATAATTGGAACAGACTCATCACCAATAAGTTGATTATCATAAACTTCATTTTTGACAGTAACATTAAGTGGATCAAATGATATCAAATTATAATGGGCATTACTTGAAAGACCAATTATAATTTGGTCATCTACAAATTCACCAGATATATTTGAAACTGATAATGTATTTGCTAGTGGCAACCAAGCTTGGACTGTAGCAATAGTTGTGGCATTGGCATATGTGTTATCTAATGATTGATATACCAATTCTTGAATATTATATTCACCTGTTCCAGTAATTGCATCAATATCCAAATTAATTGTATAAGCATTGTTAGTGACAACATCATCAATATCCGGTATGCCTGTATCAATGACTTCTTGAGAGTATTTGAATTTCTCCATTTCTAATTCATAGAAATAAGGAACTCTTCTGCCCAACATAAAGAAGTCTTTATTCTTGTTGGTAAATTTTATTTCATACAATTCACCAGTACCATTCAAGAACGGTACATAAATCAAATCACCTTCTCTTGGGCGGGTAAAAGTATTCTGAGGAACTCTTTGGGAGAATGATCTTTTTGACATCAATACAGTAATTTGATTTTTGATTTCCAATCCAAATTTACTGAAAAACTCTTTCTCTCCACCATAGTCCATGATGTTGATTGGATAAATTTCAATAGGGTATGCAGAAGAGAACTTCTTTAATGGATCTTCACCATATAACAAATCTCTTGCTTGATCATTATCATTTGGCAAGTAATATATGTCGGTTCCCATGATTTTGATGGACTCTACTATTAGATCTTCTACAAGACGTTGTTCTTGTATTGACCCGTAGTTATTGAAATATTTGTTTGTGGACATGTTAATTTAGGAAAAATTCTAAAATTCCGCCATGTTGTGACTCCATCTCATCTTCAAGTCTCAGTTTTTCCTCATTAGCTTCATCATAAATCTTATCACCATTGAGTGTAACACCGCCTGGTAATTGAATATTATTGAACTTCTTTAAGTTAGCACCCCAAGACATTTTAATAAGGACTGTGGCATATTCTTTTAACCATCTATCATTATATATCCAAGTATATACATCTGGGTTGAGTGTTGCATAACATTCTGCAATGACCACAGTACCAATAGGTGCTTCTTGAGAACCCCAGGCCCAATCAATAAACAACTTTCTCATGTGCCTATTAAAACGAATAGGAACCGATCCGGTGAACATTAATTCTAATGAACGTAAGTGTTGTTGTGTGAGTGTATAGTTGATGTATGATGCCGAGGTGAAGTCATATAGTTCATTTAAACGCAGTTGATATCTCAAGTCAAACATATTGATGGTTGCTTGTGAATCTGTCAGTGGGAATATACGAGTAACACCAACAATATCCATAGAGTTATTGGATGCATCTAAAGTAACTGATGGGTCCATGTTAATATATCGGTTTGTCATATCAGTTTGATCGAGATGTTTGATATAATAAACTTTCTGTGTACCATCTGCGTGCCTATCAACAAAATATTGAATAGCATCGGTAATTCTGTCTTCTATTTGATCATCGTCTATATTTATTTCTATGACGGGAAATCCGAGTCTACGAAGACAATAATTTTTAAAATCTATTCTTGATGTTATTTCTGCCATAGTTAATCTCTATTGAGTTATCAACTATTTATGTCAATTTAATATTCAAAATTATAAACATCATAATGATCAATATATTACATGGAATTGAAAAATATATCATTTATTATTTCTGAGTAAATGTTCCTTAATATATTCTTTTGCTTCCAACATGGGTTCATCCCAAACTTTTGGTTTTACTTGTCTAAAGAATCTGAAGTTGTCACCATACCAAGGGCTTGTGTGTGGTGGTCTTCCATCCAACGTTGGAGTTAAATATGTAAAGTATGCAGCAATGGGTACAAATACCACGGTTTTGGTTCCTACTGCACCTGCAATATGGACCACAGAAGTGCATGTGGAAATAACTACGTCTAGATTTTCTATCAATGCGATAGTATCATCAAAAGAATTGATTTGGTCTGCAACATCAATCAATTCTGGACATTTCCTAACTTCCTCTTCACCATCACCCTTTTGAAGTGAATAGTATTCTACATCATGTCCTTCAAAAGTTTCATGCAAGAAATTCATCATATTGTCAAGTTCAATGTGTCTATAAAGCAAAGCATTGTTTCTCATGTTACCAATGAACCTGACTCCCACTTTTAATTTTTTACGTTCCTTCAACCAACACCACTTTTCCTTTGATTTATCTGATGACCATAGATAATGTTCAGTTAACATATCTTGTGGTTTCATGTTCAAATATAACGGAACTTCAAAAGCAAAACACCATAGAGCATCTGGATCTTTGACATCCCTCCAATCGGTGACAGAGGTATATCCACAACGATTGAATATGTCAACAATATCTTTATTAGAATTAGAATATACTGGATTAAATCCTGCTGATTTTAACTTATTCCAGTATGAGATTGCAATAAACGAATCGCCAAATCCACCACCACCCATATGAAAAATCAAAGTTCTACCTGGATATAACCCACCACTCCAATATTTAAATGGAATTTCTTCGTGGTTAAACCAAAGATCAAGTTTTTTCACATTAGTTAGGAATCCACCAAGACCTTTTAAAAACTGTCCTGATTCCATTTGATACGTTGCTCTGTTAAAGTCTACTATAGTTCTATGTCTTTCGCTGAGTTCATGTTCTCTTTCTTTTAATTCTCTAAGAATCTTTTCTGATGGTTCTTTCTGACCATTGAGAAAATAAGAGAACACCATTTCTAATAAAGTATCGGGATCTTTTGGGGTTATTGCAAGATTCTGTTTAGAATAAAATAATGATTTAATTGGTTCATTGAAGTTGTTGTATAATTTCCCTAAATTTGCTCTAACATTATATTTCTGTTCATTATTGCACATATCTAAAGTTTTTAGTGCATAATATTCTGCCTTATCATAATGCCTTATATCATAATAAAGTTTTGAAATGCAATTGACTGATTCTATATGTGATGCCATTGGTGCAAAGGCATCAATAACTTGTTCTGCCAATTCTTCATGTTGTCCTTTGATTAATTGTTTAACGACAAAAACTAAAGGATCATTTTCTCCATAAGTATCATTCTGATCCATAATTATTCCTTGATTGCTACTAATTTCATTTTAGTGTTGATGCACACATTAGTGGCTTCTCTGAGTAGTCTTTGAATAGAAAAATCTTCTTCTGGGGTGACTCTACCTTCATCTTTTCTTTTAAAGAAATCCTCCAACATAGGCACATAGAATTGATCATATTCAAATTCATAATGGATCATTTCAAAATCAATATCATATTGTAATCCCATGCCAGAAGATGAATTAATTGTTGCAATGTGATCTTTATTGAATTTCTTGCCGAACATATTCATACCATTTACAGTAATTGGTCTTTTATGGGTAGGGTCGCCATAATACACTTCATGAAAATGGTGTGGTACAATGATATCAAGAATACATCCATGTTCTGCTACGCGATATAATTCTTTCATGAGAGGAATAAATCCTTCACCTATGTGTTCCAGGATGTGGTGAGCTTTGATTTCTTCTATTGAATTGTCTTCAAAAGGAAGTTTGATATTAATGTCATCCAAATTAATGGCATAATCTGGATTTACTAGAGGATCATGATCTAAATTTAAAAACCCATCGAATCTTTTTAACCCACCACCTAAATTAATTTTAAGTCCCACTTCGCATCTCCCATAAAATCTAACCAAAATGTCCTAAGATTACCTTTTCTTTCACTCAAACAATAAAAAGGTATCGTGTGTATTAAACACCTATTTGAATATATATAATTCAATTCTGGGCCATAATCTAAAACAGATGCGTAATGAGATACACCAGTATCCCCGCCATAAAATACCATAGAAGTTTCTATGTGATGTATATTTGTTATGAAATCTGTTGATATTTCAAATCCAGAATAATCAAATAAACCATTGGGTGGTTGTTCCTTTGCACAAATAACTTTTCTGTGATATGGATATTTTGTTCTGCATTCATTTAAAATGTCATTCATAATCTCAATAGACCAATTCCTTTGTGGATTGTATTCTGCATCGTATAATGGAAATATAACGACTTTGTAATCCATATTTCCAATCGGATTTTTAATGATTGCGTGATCACCGATGATTGACCTAAAATCCCAGACAGAAACGTTATTGAATGGTAGTTCTAGGAATCCTTCTTCTTTTGAAAAATAATCAGTACGTTCACAAAGATAGTCATAAAATTTATGAATATAATCGTCTTGGTTTAGGACATATTTTGGGATATAAAATTGAACGTGTTGTTCTTTGGTTTTTCGTAGATATTCAATAATATTACATATAGCAATTAAATCTCCACATCTAGTACCTAAAGTGCCAAATGTGGATTTGGTGATATTATAAACCATAGATTATTTCCAAACAGACGGAAAATTCGCATTTACCATCTGGATTAAATCT